TCGAATATGCCTTCACTGCAGTAACACCTACTGTAAGACTTGGGAATTATACCCAAATCTCTCGTAAAACGGTGGTTGTTTCTGGCACACAACAGGCAAGCAACAATGCTGGCAGGGATTCAGAGATGGCACTTCAGCTTGCAAAAAATTCCAAAAGTCTCAAGAGGGACATGGAAACTGCACTAACCCAAAATGTTGCAAAAGCTGTAGGTGCTACAGGGACAGCACGTAAATTGGGTGGTCTGGAAACTTGGACATCGACAAATGTAAGTCGTGGTTCCGGTTCTCCAGTTGGTTCTGGTGCAGGTTCTGGAGCAGCCCCGGTGGATGCTGGCACGAAGAGAGCTTTCACAGAAACCATTCTGAAGGCAGTAATTCAGGCAACATACTCAAGTGGTGGTGATCCGTCAGTTCTGATGGTTGGGCCATTTAACAAGGGTGTGGTTAGTGGATTCACAGGCCGTTCTTCGGCACGTCAAATGATTGGGGAATCAAAAATCCAAGCAGCAGCAGATTTGTATGCTTCTGATTTTGGAGATTTGAAGGTTATCCCAAATCGTTTCCAACGTGAAACTTCTGCATTTGTTCTGGACCCTGAGTATTGGTCTGTAGCATATTTCAGGGATTTCAAGCAGGAAGAAGTTGCAAAAAATGGTGATGCAATTAAAAGGGCACTTTTAGTGGAATATTCCCTTGTTGCCAAAAATCAGGCAGCTTCAGGAATTTGTGCTGATTTAACTGTTTCGTAATATGTCTGCAAGCAGGAAGACCCTGCTCGATTGGTCTCAGGGGAAGTCTGAAACCTTCCACTGGGATCAACACGATAATACTTTTACGATTGAATCAAAGGAGGATGTCGAGCCACTTTTAAAGGTGGCAAAAAACATGTCTGAGCTTGAACCATCAAAAGAGATACGTCACGCAGCATGTATTCCAAAATTCGTTTTAGATAAATCTTTACGGGAGAGATGGTCACCAAAGGACTGGAAGGTTTGGGCAAACGATCCGGCAAACAAGATGTTTCGGACGTGGCCCGGAAAACTCTGAAAATTGCAGTTTTAATACCTTCATATTCTGGATTCTGGCATGCCAAGTTTGGTGAGAGTCTGGCAAATATGGTCCAGCATTTTCAGGCAAGTGACTTTGAGGGAGAACACAAAATAAGGGTATTTACCCAAAGAGGCAGGGTTTTACCAGAAATAAGGCATCATTTAATTGGTGATGCAATCGGTTGGGAAGCAACACATGTTCTGTTTTTGTCCACAGGGTTGGTCTTTCCAGAAGATTCATTACATAGGATGCTGGCACGTGGAAGAGCAGTTATTGGGGTAAATTATTTACGTAACCCTTCCGTTGGAGAATTTGCTGCCTACAGGGGTAACGGGACGGTTGTTCCTGATCCATCATCACCGGAAACTGAGGAAGTGGATGGTGTGGCACTTGGCATGGTTTTGTTCAATATGCCAGTGTTTGATGTTTTGGATATACCGTTTTTTGAATATAAACAGATTGGGGGTACACCGGGGTTCAAAGAGGACCACATACCATTCTGGGACCAGTGCAAGGAAAAAGCAATACCCTGTGTTATCGACCACGTTCTCTCACAGGATGTAAAGGCATTAAATTATGGTGAAACATGGCATTAAGTAATTATACGGAATTACAAGCATCAGTTGCAGACTTTTTAAATCGTTCTGACCTGACAAGTGTAATTCCAGATTTTATTACAATGACAGAATCAGATTTCAACCGGAACCTGAGAGTCAGGGAAATGTCTATTCGTACACGGGCACCTATTGATGCCCAGTATGTAAAACTCCCACCTGATTTTCTTGGAATGAGGAATATCGAATTGCTTACTGACCCGGTGACTCCCCTTGAATATCGTAATATGCAAAACATGGATAGACACAGGGCATCAGATGCAACGGGCAAGCCTATCTATTATTCCATAACACAAAATAATATCGAGTTTGCACCCTCACCTGATGCGGAATATACCCTTGAAATTGTGTATTACCAGAAAGTTCCGGCACTTGCAACTTTCTCTACAAATTGGCTTTTGGACAATCACCCGGATGCTTACTTGTACGGCAGTTTGATGCAAAGTGCCCCATATCTTCAAGCTGATGAACGTATTGGAGTCTGGGCAGGTCGTTATCAGCAGATAATAGATCAGATAGTGGCTTCTGACGAAAAAGCCAAGTTCAGTGGGCAAACACCCACAATAACATTCACTCCATTTTAGGATAGATTATGGCAGGATTCACGAATTATTTAGAAGATAAAGTTATAAACCATGTGTTTGGTGGCACAGCATATACTGCACCAACTTCATGGTTTGTTGCGTTATATACTGCAACACCTACAGACTCTGCTGGAGGCACAGAGGTGTCCGGTGGAGGGTATGCTAGACAGTCAGTAGCATGGACAGTCACAGGGTCGGGAACTGCACAAGCGGCTAATACAGCAGCTTTGACTTTCCCAGCAGCAACTTCGGATTGGGGAACGGTAACACACGCAGCAGTAGTGGATGCAGTTTCTAGCGGAAATATTATGGCATACGAGACTTTAACAAAAACTGACTTTACCACAGCAAATCCGAAAACAGTTAATACTGGTGATATTTTCCAGATAGATGCAGGAAACCTTAAAGTCCAACTTGACTGATGCTGTATTTCGGTTCTAGGAATTTTGGTGAAGGGAACTGGGGTAAAGGATTAATAACCACTTCAGTTGACGAATCTCAGTCAACTTCGACCATGATGGTTGCCGGTTATCGTTTTTATAATACCGGAACTTT